TCAGCCGCCTCGCCACGATCCAGGAGCACAAGATGATCCTGCGCGCGGTCGAGCGCGGCGTATCGGAGGCTCGCATCGCGGCAGCCTTGAATGTGAACATCGCGCTGATCCGACAGAAGCGGACCCTGCTGAACGGCATCTGTCCGGAGGCAGCCGAACTGCTGAAGGCCAGGCACTGCCCGATCAACAGCTTCCGGTCCCTGCGGAAGATGAAGCCCCTGCGGCAGATTCAGGCGGCGGAACTGATGATCGCGGCCAACAACTACACTGTGCCCTATGTCGAGGCGATCCTCGCAGCATCTGACGCCGCTGACCTGGTAGACCCGGCTGCAAAGAAGCCACCTGCAGGCGTAACGCGCGAACAAGCCGAGCGAATGAAGGCCGAGATGGCCAACCTGCAAAAGAACATAAAGCTGATCGAAGGCACCCTTGGACCCGATCACCTCCGGCTGGTGGTGGCCGGTCGCTATGTCGAGCGGCTTTTGCAGAATGACCGTCTCGCCCGCTACCTCGACAAGAACCACGGTGAAATCCTCGGCGAGTTTCGCCAGATCGTGGCGGGCCTCTTGCAGCCTGCGTCTACGACGGAAGCGAGGAGGAGCGAGACCGAGTAGTTCGGCAACTGTACTTCTTTCGACGATGGGGACCCGGACCCGAAAGCGCGGGGACCGCAGGAGACGCCGGACAGAGGGCCGGATCAAGTGCGGCGGCGGGAATGGCGGCGAACCCGCTCGGAGCCCGCCAGGCTGGTTTGAGTTTTCACCGGCCCAATGGTCGGTGTCCGGCCATTGAAACAAGCGGGCGCATTCGCCGCCGAAGGTGAATGCGCCCGTTTATCATAGCGAAGCCACTAAATTTCTCGTTCCACCGGAACCCGAATCCTCTGAGGCAGACGGAGTAGCATTCACTCAGCTGCCTGAAACAGATTTCACCGGCACGCGCGCGCTTGATCCCGCAACACGGCGTAGTCGCTGAGCATCCGGACGACGACGGCCCCTTCGGGCAGCGCCTCGACCTCATCGGCGGCCCGCGCCTGATCGGCAGCGGTGTAGTCGACGACGGGCGGGCAGGGCGCGCGGGCGTCAGAACCTGCCATCGCGCAGCCGGTTAGCCAGAGCATCGCGATCAGGAGGGCGGCGGGCGGCGGCGTCGAGCATCTGGCGGTGCATGGCATCGTTTCTCTCTCGGGCATCAAGCCGTTCGGCCGCGCGCCCGGCGCGTTCACCGGCACGGCGCAGGTTCAGCAGGAACAGCAGGATTGCTGCTGCTGTGAGGGCCAGGCCCAGCGCCTTTCGCGCCGGGCCATGTGTGAGGAGCCAGCCGATCACCGCTGGCCCCGCTTCCAGTCGTCCAGCCGCGCGTGGATCGTGACGGCGATGCCGATCAGCGCGATGGCGACCAGCACCCAGCGCAGGGTGTCGAGGTAGGGCACCAGCGGCTGGATGGTGGACCGGGTCTCGGCGAGGACGTCTTGCAGCACCTCCACCCCGGCCGCGCCGACGGTGGCGGCACCGGCCGCCCCGCCACCGCGCAGGGTCCGGCTTTCCGACAGGACTTCGCGCGCGGGCGGCAGTTCCGGGGCAAAGGGCACCGCGCGCACCGGGAAGGGATCGCCCCAGGAGCGGGCAGGCCCGAGGTCGATGTGCATGAAACCGGAGCGGGGATAGTACCCGAACCCCAGGAACCCGACCGCCCGTGCCGCCGCCTCGAAGGCAACCGGATCATGGTTTGCCATGGCAATGTCGAAGGCGGTGCCCTGCATGTGCTTGGACGCCGGGGCGCCACCAACAGCGCGGTTGTGTTCCGGGCTGCGGTAGGCCGAGCGCACGATCAGCGGCTTGCCCAGCCGGTCGCGCAGGGCCTGCAGTTTGTCCATAGCCTCCGGGTTGATCTTGATCGCGCCGGTGCCGCGGCAGGCGATCTCGGCGGCCGAGAAGTCTGGCCAGCGCCAAGTATTCGCGGGCACGTCGCGCCAGTGGGGGTAGGTCAGGGTGGGCATGGTGGATCCTCCAAATGAAAAACCCGCCTCTGGGGCGGGTCGGGGGTCGGGGGTCGGTTGGCGAGGTTCGGATGAGTCAGTCGGATCGGCCGCGCTGGAAGGCATCGAAGAGCATGTCGCGCATCGAGCGGATGTCGGTCTCGATCCGGTCGAGGCGGTCGCCATCGGCCTTGCGATCCTCGCTGCGCTGGCGGTCGATCCGGTCGCGGTCGGCGATGAGCTCCCGGTCGAGACGATCCAGCAGGGCCTCGTTGGTGAAGGCCTTGCGGGTGATCGCCGCGATCAGGGCCATGGTGCCGCCGATGAGGGCGGTCAGCGCGGCGGTGATCCCGTGGTCCCGAAAGGCCCGTGCGACCTCCCCGGCGAGATTGGTCTGGTCGTTCATGATGGTCCTTTCATTGCCGCGGGCTGCGGCCGGTCAGTAATCGGTCTCGACGTAGACACCCGAGCAGTCGTAGGCGACGGCCGCAGCCGTGGTGCCGTTGTTGAGGTAGTTGCGGGGGCTCAGAAGCTGGGTCGCCGCGGGCATGTCTGTTGTGATCGTGGCCTCGGCGACGGCGCCCGAGACTTCCTCGACTACGCGGATCCCGACCGCGCTGTCGTTCGGAGCCGCCGCGATGTAGAGCGTCAGGACATTGGTCGTGCTGGCTACCGGGAAGCCCGCGCCAAGGTCGATCACGGTCGGCGCGCCCGTGCCGTCGTTGTGGACGATCTGCCAGTTGTCATGGGTGCCACGCTCGAACCCGATGCCCAGCGCGTTGACGACGGCCGAGAGCGTCAGAGTGGTCGACAGCGCCGCGACCGATCCGATCAGGCCGAAGAACCCCATGCCGGTCGCCTGCAGCGTGACCAGCGACAGCCGGTTCACATAGGTGAAGCCGCCCAGACCCTCGGCATTGCCGCGCCAGCAGACCCAGCCCGCGGATCGCTCCTCGGCCGCTGCTCCGGTCGTGGCCGCCGAGGTCATCCGCCAGCGCCGCATGGAGGTGGAGAGGTTGGTTGTGGCGAGCGTCGGCGTCGCCGCTGTGCCTACGGCCGTGCGCGGCATGCCGTTGGTGTTGATCGTCGTGCTGGTCGAGGGCGCCCAGGTCGCGATCCGGTTCACCCCGAAATGCGGCTGGAGCGGGAAATGGCGGCCCGAGGGGCGTTCGACATCGAGCCATCCCATCCCCGCCCGGTCACGGGCATAGAGCGCGAGCTTGCCCGCGGGAGGCGGCGAAGGGACGGCGTCATGGGCGGGCAGGACCACCGGCTCTGCCAGCTCGACGCGGCCGCTGGTGCGGTCGATCCGGATCGCCTCAAAGAAGGCCGACCCATCCGGGCTGACCTTGAAGCTGAAGTCGTCGTTGCCCAAGAGGCCGATCAGGGCGCGGGCGGAGAAGCCGGTCTTGAAGGCAAAGGCGGCGTCGTTCCCGGCCGCGGCCTTGTTCACGGTGGCTTCGATCCCCGCACCTGCATTGTTCAGCAGCACGGCCGGTGTGTTCACCGAAAGCCGATTGTAGCTGTCGGCCGTCGCCCCGCCGAGACCCAAGAGCTGGGCAGTCAGGTTCGCTTGCGGCATGCCGACCTGCGTCACGGTATTGGCGAAGGTGACGGTCGGCGTGTTCACCACCGTCGTGCCGCCCGCGCCAGCGGTGGCCGAGCCGATGTTCACGACTGTCGTCGATCCGGACGCGCCGCCGGTGCCGATGTTCACGGTCTTGGTGACGCCCGTCGTCGTTGCCCCTGTGCCCATTCCGTAGTTCGCGGTCGTCGTGGCCGTGCCGATGCTCGCCGAGGCTGCGGAGACGGTGACGGTGCCCGAGGCCGTCAGCGTGCCGGAAAAGGTCTTGTTGCCGGAGAAGGTCTGCGTGCCCGCCAGGATCGCCAGTTCTGACGAAGTGTTCGGCAGCGTGTAACTGCGCGTGGTGCCCGTGCTGATCCCTGCTAGCGAGAAGGTGGCCTTCCTCGTGGGGTCCGCATCGTTGACGAGGCTGAAGACGGTGTCCGAGACGTCCCGGGGCTCGCCCACCACCTCCCAGGCGCTGCCGGTCCAGACGAGGAACAGCCCCTCGGCCGCGACCCAGACCAGCCAGCCGGTACGCGGCACGAGGCGGATCCATGCGCCATCAACCCAGAAGGCGATGTTCAGGTCCCACCCGGCCCACAGGCCGGTCGCGCCCGAAGCGACCAGATGCCTGTTCCCATCCGCCGGGCTCGCTGGCGGTGCAGTGCGCGTCCGGTCGAGGACGGACAGTTGCACCATGGCGTCGAGCAGGCGTAGGGCCTCGTTGTGGGTGACATGCTTCTGCGCCTGCGCCGCCAAGAGGTAGGGCAGGCCCAGATGGGTCGTGGTGTCGGACATGGGAAATCCTGTCAGAACTGGAGGGTCACGGACGCGGGCGTGCCGCGGCCGAGGCGGTTCGAAAGCTGATAGATGCGGAGCGCCAGCGTCTGGCCGGGGCCGAGCGGCGCGCCCCAATCGGCGGTCTGCTGCGCCGCGGGGTAGAGGACGGAGGACGTGGTGCTCGCCAGCGTGCGCTTGACGGCCGCGCCGTCGAGGATCTGGACATCGTAGCCTTCGACGTCCTCTGCCAAGGGCACCTCGACCTGTTCCCATGCATCGGCGACCAGCGCGCGAGACCGGCGCGTCCAGCGAATGGTGAGATCGCCCGGGCTGCGCGCAGTTCGCCACGGCTGTTCGACGTGGACCGGCGCGAAGGGGACAAGGCCCCGCCCGGTTGGGTTGAAGCCCAGCGCGGCATAGCTTGCGTCGCTGACAGAACGCGCGGCCGGGCCGACCCGCCAGTTCCATGGCAGGCCGAGATCGGCCTCGGCGATGGGCAGCGACGCCAGCGTTGCATCCAGCACAGCCACCCGCGCGCCAGCAGGGGCCGGGTTGCCCACGGCATGTTCCGTTCCGCGCTGGCCGCGCAGGAGGCGGGTCAGTCGGTAGCGGCCAGCGGCGATCAGTTCAGCTTGGCCAGCTTGGACGTTCTCCCAGACCCCGGCGGCTGTCTCCACGGCCAGTGCATTCGCCCCGCCGAAGAGTGTAACGTCCGTGACGCTCTCCAGCGTCCCCGACAGGAGATCGACGACCAGCTGGTTGCCCAGATCGAAGCGCGAGGTCGGCCCTGGAAAGAAGTCGAAGGCCAGGGTCCCGATCCGAGCCCGACTGCCGAACGTGGTCAGCAGATTGAACCCGTCGGTGGACGCGCTGCGAAAGACCGCGATCTCGCCGGGCCAGGGGCTGGCGTGGGCGGCGATCAAGGGGCGATGGGCGGGCTGGTCCTCGCTGATTTGCGGGAGGTCCAGCATCACCACCTCGGGCGTGCCGAAGACGACGGGGCTGGCCAGCGAGGCCGGGCGCGGATCGCCGGGCGGCAGGTCATAGGCGGCGCGGTCCTGACGCACCGCCTCGATGCCCCGTGCCTCGGCATCGGCGACAGAGACGAGGCGGAACTCGACCTCGCGGCCATCATGGGCGAGCCGGATCACGTCGGCCGGATCGAGGGCGAGGCGCGAGGGCGGCAGACGGAAGGTCGCACTTTCCCGGCCGATCCAGGCTTCCATCAGCGAGCGGCGGCAGCGGCGTTCGGCCTCCTCTGGCGGGATCGCCATGGGGAAGGACTCGGAGGCGATGCGCGTCGTGTCGACGGTGATGCGCCGCGCTTCCACGAGGGTAGCATCGTAATCCTCGTCCGCGCGGGCGACCTGCCACTTCAGGGCCTGGGGCAGTTCCGTCTCCTGGCCGCGCGTCAGCTCAAAAGCCTCGCCCTCGCGGGCGGCGACCAGATCGTCGATGGCCAGCGTGGCGACCGAGGCGCGACCGCGCATCACGAAGCGGATCAGGCCTTCGGTCTCGATGGCGTCGAAGCCGAAATGCCGCGCCAGAGTGGAAATCGACGCGCGGGGGCTTTCCAGCGCGCCGATCACATAGCCCTCGACGGCGCCCCAGAGACCGGAGACGTCGATCAGGCTTTCCGCAAGCCCAGCGCGCAGGCAGAGGTGCCGCACCAGCGCGGCGAGCGATACCGCACCCAGCCGTCCGGTGAGCCAGTGGCCGAGCCGCCAGTTCGGGCCGTCCGTCCAGACGCCGGTCAGTTCGGGGAAGAACGGATAAGGCCGCGCGTCCCAGGTCCAGGCTGCGCATTCGGGGACGTGGACCATCCGGCCGCCGTAGATCGCCGAGGTCGGGTTGTTTGCGGCATGACCCCACCAGAGATAGCTGGCTTCAAGATAGGCGCGCTGGATCGCGTCGTCGCGCCAGCCGCGCGAGAAATACGGGGTGAAGCTCTCCGACGACTTCGGATCGAAGAACACGTTTGGCTGGTTCGTGCCCCGATCTATGGCGGGGCAACCCAGTTCGGTGAACCAGACAGGCTTGGACTGCGGCACCCATGCGGTGGGCGTGCCGCTTTCGATCCCGCCCGGCCGGTTGAAATGCGGGTTCGACCACCAGGCCCGCAGATCCTTGTAGCGGAAGACCCAGGGCTTGCCCGCGCTGCCATCGGTGATGGGCGTGCGGATCTGCGCCGAGCGATCGGCGGCGCTGGCATAGAACCAGCCGAAGCCTTCGCCGCCTGCGATGTTGGCTTGCAGATAGCCCCGGTCATGGATTGCGGGCCATCCTTCCTGAGCATCGGCATGGTCGAACCCGTCGCGCCAGTCCGAGAGCGGCATGTAGTTGTCGATGCCGATGAAGTCGATGTTGGCATCCGACCAGAGAGGATCGAGATGGAAGAACACATCGCCGCTGCCGTCTCCCGGCTGGTGGCCGAAATACTCTGACCAGTCCGAGGCGTAGCCGACCTTGGTGCCCGGCCCGAGGATTGCCTTCACGTCGGCGGCCAGCGCCTTGAAGGCCGTCACAGCCGGATAGACACTGGCGCTGGACCGAATGGTGGTCAGGCCGCGCATCTCGGTCCCGATCAGGAAGGCATCGACCCCGCCCGCCACCGCGCAGAGATGGGCATAGTGCAGGATCATGCGGCGCAGGCCCCAATCGCCCGAGGGACCGGTCCAGCTGACATTGTCGCCCGACACCGAGAACTGCGCCGGGGCAGCAGCGCCGAAGAAGGCCGAGACCTGCGTGGCTGCAGCAGCCGTCTTGTCGGCCGTCCCCGTATAGCCTGCCGCCGGGGAGCAAGTGATCCGCCCGCGCCAGGGGAAGCTGGGCTGACCCGGCGTGGCGGCATTCGCGCTGTAAGGGTTCGGCAGGGTGTTGCCGGGCGGCACATCCATCAGCAGGAAGGGATAGAACGTCACCCGCAGCCCGCGTGCCTTCATCTCGCGGATCGCCTGAACCACCGCGAAATCCGCAGGTGTGCCGCCATAGACCGGGCGATCTTCGGCATCGCGGCTGACAAGATGCGCGTTCGCCCGCGAAACCCCGTTGACGGACCAGACCTTCGGGCTGGTGACCTTCGTCGCCACCTCCACACCCGGCTTGATCGTGCAGTTGCCCGCCCGCAGGTCATTGCCGAACCAGGCGACGACAAGGCTGACGCTCTCAACGGCCGGGGCCATGGCCTGCATCCGGTCGAGGGCCACGACGATGTCGGCCTCATCCGGCAGAGCGTTCAGGTTTTCGGCCGAGGTGGTGCCGCCGGTCGTCTGGCCGAAAACCGTCGTCGTCGCCCCGACCGTCTTGCGCACGGCTTCGGTGGCATAGGTGAACTCGCCCGAGGCCGGGATCATCGTGACCGCCTTCACCAGCCCCTCGGCCGTGTCGGGGTCTGCGAGCGGCCGGAACACTTCGAACGACAACTGCGGCAGGCGGTTGCCATAGGTGGAAAGCGGCAGTTCCTCGAAGACGACGTAGGCGGTGCCGCGATAGGCGGGCGTATTGGCGGAGCCCATCTTGGCGGCGATGAACGGGTCGGCGGTCTGGGTCTCGTTCCCCGGATACCAGCGCCAGGTGATCCCCGTCATGTCGAGCGGTTTGCCGTCGGCCCAGATGCGGCCGATGCCGGTGATCGAGCCCTCGCAAAGGGCGACCGCGAAGCTGGCGTAGTACAGATACTCGGTGGTCTGGACCCGGCCACCGCCACCGCCCTTGCCGCCGCCTTGAGTGGTGGTCTTCGTCTCCTCGCGAAAATCCGTGGCCCAGATGATGTTGCCGCCGATGCGCATGCGCCCGTAAAGGCGCGGGATGATCGCGCCTTCCGTCGCGGAGGTGATCCGCAGGGAATCCAGCCGCTGGCCCTCGATCTTCTGCGCAGGTGCCAGCGACGACACGATCCAGCTGTCGACCACCGAGCCAATGGTGGAGCCGATGAAACCGCCGATGGCAGCGCCGGAAAAGCCGAGGATCGCACCGCCGAAAGCCCCGCCAATGGCGGAACCGACAGCGCCGAGGACAAGCGTGGCCATGCGGAAACTCAGGGTTGGAAGGGTTGGTCAGTCAGCGTGCCGGGAACAGGAAGGCGAAGGCGATGCGCCGTCGCCAGGCCGTCGTCAGCGGTTCCTCGATCACGCCCAGACGTTCATAGGCGTGGAGGAAGGTGTCGGGGCTGGTGAGGATCCCGACATGCTTGGCGATGGCGCGCGGCATCATCCGGAACAGGATCAGCGCGCCGGGTGGCGCATCGGCGGGTACGATCTCCGGCATCATGCGGCGTGAGCCCTCCGCCAGCGCCTCGCGCGGCCCGGTCTCGCCCCAATCCCGGCTGTAGGGTGGGATCGGAAACGGTTCCGGCCCGACAACCGCGCGCCAGACGCCGCGCGCAAGGCCGAGGCAGTCGCAGCCGACCCCGCGCAAACTGGCCTGGTCGTGATAGGGCGTGCCGAGCCAGGATCGCGCGACGGCGATGACGCGGGCAGGATCGGCGGCCTTCAAAGCACCGCCCCCTCGTGGCCGCCGTCCTTCGTCGCGTAGCGCAGAACGGCATCCTGGCCGGGGATATGGGGAAAGCCTCGGAAGTTCGCGACATTGGCGAACTTCGTCCCGCAGGTGGCGAGGCGCTTGTCGCAGCCAGCTCGGATGATGAAGGCGTCCGTCGCCATGATCGGGCGCACCGGCGCCTCCAGCAGCGTCAGGATCGCCACGCCGTCGAACAAGTCATGCGACAGCACCTCGACCAGCCGCCCGGCATTGGCGCCGGTCGACCATTCGACCAGCCCGAAGGCAAACCAGCCCGCCGCGAAACTGCCGAGGCCGGAGGCGGTGAAGGCCCGGTCGCGCAGCACATCGATGACCGCGCCGGGCCCCCTGAAGGCAGACGCTTCCAGGTTCACGCCGCAGCGCTTATCGCCCGGCGCGGCATCGCAACTGGCCTGAAACGTCCGTCCGACCGTCTGGCCGAGGACATGGGCGAGGCTCCGAACCTCCGCCACGAAGGCCAGACGTCCGCGCCGGATCTGGCCGATGGCCCCGCGCCGAAGGAGAACGCGCTGCGCCGGGGCCGACCAGTTCACCCGCCAGACCTCGACTGCCGCATTGTCCCATCGGCCATCGAGGATGTCGGTCTCGGTGATCCTGTCCGACGATAGCACCCCTTGGGCATCCTGCGCGTCCACCGACAGGTCCGACCCCGACCGCACCTCGGACGCCGTCAGACCGCTTTCCGGCTCGAACTCGGTCCCGTCGAAGGTAAGGGTGCGGTCATGGTCGGTGAAACCGAAGGTGACGCCATCGGCGCGGGTGATGCGCCAGCACCAGGACAGGTTGGTGGTGCCATCATCAAGATGGGCCTGCAGCGCGGGGTTCAGGGACTTCATGTGCGGATTTCCACGAGGGGGATCGAGGTGATCGACCCGAGGCGTTCGAGATCGAGGGTGACGTCGAGGGCATCGGTGTCGAAGCGGACGGGAACGTCGAATTCGAAACCTGCGGTGATGGCGATGCCAGCGGCGGGGGCCGTCGTGAAGGTGATGAAGCCGGTGGTCGTGGAAACCGACCATCCGGAAGCTTGGGGCGTCCCGTTCAGGGCGATGGTCACGGTTCCGGCGACGGGCTTGGTGATGGTCCGAGTCCAGGACTGCGCGCCGGAGGTGTAGCGTTTGGTCAGCTGGAACAGGGTGGCCGCCCCATTCCCGGTGCCGATCGACTGGTTGGTCGCGGCGGGCGTCTGCGACGGCAGGCAAGACTTGAAATCAGCCCAGTCCTTGAAGCGGAAGCCATGCAGTCGGCCATTACGGGCCTCGAAGAAGGCGACGACCGCCGCCAGATCGTCGGCGCGGCGGATGCCGTAGGCGACGTCGTAGCGGCGACGGCTGTTGGCCCAGCTGGCGTTGCGCTCCTCCGCCCCGCTTGCCAGTTCGACGATCTGGGTGCGGCGTTCGGGGCCGCCGCGTGCCCCGCGGCTTATGTTGTCCGGAAAGCGGACCTCGTGAAATGCCATGGCTGATCCTCACATGCCCCGCCGCCCGAGCGACACGGCACGGGCGATGTCGCTGGCGACCTGCGTGCGCGACTGGCGGAAACTCTCGGCGTCGCGGGCGTTGATCGTGACATTGACGGTGGACGCGCCCGACTGGCCGAACCCTGCCGCCTCGCGCCGGGAAAGGACCCGCTCGCCCCGCTGCAGGATCGCGGGCACCTCGTCGGGGCGCAGCCCTGCCCAGCCGCCGTTGTGCATGCGCGGCGCACCCGCGAAGGCCAAGGCGGGAACCATCCGGCCAGGGCCAGGGGCGCCGACCACGCCGCCGGTATGCAGGATGTTCGCGAATAGCCCGCCCGCACCGCCCAGCGCGCCGGAAAGAGCGTTCGCTATCGGCCCAAAGATGAAGCGCCGCGCCGCCAGCTTTGCGAGATCGGCAATCATCGAGGTGACCAGGTCGCGGAAGTCGATCTTGCCGGTCTTCACGAAGTCACCGATTGCGTTCTCGGCGCTCTGGAACGCGCCCACCAGCGCGCTGCCGATATCCCCACCGATGTCGCGCGCCTTGGCGGCATAGTCGACGAGGGCCGCGGTGACAGCCTGCCAGCCGGTCAGGGCCGTGTCCGCGCCCTCGGCCGCTGCCGCCCCAGCGTCGCGCGCTGCGCGGCCTGCACCCTCTGCTGCGGTGGCGGTGTCGTTCAGCCCGGTGGTCAGGGCATCGGCCGAATCGACCGCATCAGCCAGCGCGGTTTCGGCCTCGGTCCCCGTGCCGGTCACCGCATCCTTCAGCGCCTGCCAGCTGGCCAGCGGCCGACCCGCGGCATCGGCGAGCATCCCGGCCGCCTCGCGATAGCCGTCGGCCCGGACGCGAGCATCGTTAGCCATGCCACCGAGGCCAAGATCAGGCGGTTCCAGGTAGGTGCGAGCCAGCGCGGCCGAGAAGGCATCCGCCGCCGCAGCCCCTGCGGCCGTTGCGGCGCCCTCGAAAGGGTTGCCGATGCGCCCCAGTTCCACGGGGTTAAGAATCCCGATCCGTACGCCACCCTCGCCCGTGGCCCATTCCGGCAGCAGCGCGAGGGCTGCGTTCAGCGTCTCGATGAAGCTGTTGATGCGGGTGACGACGCCGTTCAGCATTGCTTCCACGCCGGAGATCAGCCCGTTCGCCGCCTGGAAGGCGAAGTCTCCGATGGCCCCCGGCAGACTGCCCCAGATCGCCACTGCAGCGTCGTAGGCCCCCTGGAAGATCGCGGCCGTCCGGTCGCCGAAGCTGACGACGCCCGCGATGGTGCCCTCAAGGGCCGATAGTCCCGCCGCCTTCAGCCCCTCCCATCCGGCCGCCATCCGCGCAAGCGCCGCGTCAAGCGACATGCCGATGCGCGACCAGACTTCGCGGGCCAGATCGCCGAGGAGGCGAAACGCCTGGCCCACACCGCCGACCCGGGCCACCAGCTGCGAGAACTGATAGACCAGCTCGCCCGCCCCGACGATCAGCGCGCCGATCCCGGTGCGGATCAGGGCGCCGCGCAGCAACACCAGCGCGGTGGCAAGCCCGCGCACGGACAAGGCTGCGGCCGCCAATCCCGCGACCCAGCGCCCGGCCATGACGGCCGCGAAGGTCGCAGCATAGGAGGCCAGACGCCCGAGGTTGCCGATCAGCGTGTCGATAGCGGAGCGCAGGATCCCGCCATCGGACGCAAGGGCCACGAAGGCATTGGCCAGCGCCTCGATGGTCGGCGCCACGGCGACCGCGATCCGGTTGCGCAACCCGTCGAAGACCAGCGAGACCGTGCCCAGCGCCAGTTGCGTGCGGCGCAGGGCTTCGAGGGCATCGCTGTCCAGCACCGCACCAAGTCCCGCAGCCTGGTCGCCAAGCCTTGCCATCTCCGCCCCGCCGTTCCTCAGAAGCGGCAGGAGGCGGGTGGCATCCGAGGCCATGGCCTCGAGATAGAAGGTCATCTCCTGCTGGCTGAGCCCGGCGCGTTCCAGCGTGTCGACGTAAAGCTGCAATGCCTCGGGGCCGGAAAGGCGCGCAAACTGGTCGGCCGTGACACCCACGCGCGGGGCGACGTTCTCGAAGAAATCCGCCATCGGCCCGCCGCCGGTCTGCAGGAAATCCCCGACACGGTCGTTCACGTCCTTCAGGATATCGGCGAGCTTCTCCTGCTCGATCCCGACCGTCCTCGCCCCGGCGGACCAGCGCTGCAGCGCCTCCGGCGTCGCGTTGGCGACCTGCGCGAACTGCCGGATCTGGGCGGCACTCTCGGCCGTGGAACGGACGATCAGCCCGAGGGATGCCGTCGCCGCTGCTGCCGCTGTCCCAAGGGCAAGCCCGGCCCGGCGCGCGAAGGTCGCAAGACGGGTGTTGGCCATTTCCATCTCGCGCGACAGACGGCCGAACCCCTTCGCCCCGGCATCTCCGATCCCCTCCAGCTCCGCGCGCACGCGCCGTCCGCCCTCCGCCACGAGGCGGACGGAGACCTTCTTCTCAGCCATTCCGGCGTCCTTCCATCTGCTCGTTCAGTTTGCGCACCATCGCCGCCTCGATCTCGGGCAGCAGTTCGGCGGCGATCAGGGCGTTGACGCCCAGCGCTTGCGCCAGCGCGAGGGCGGCGCCCATGTCCCATCCGATGACGGCGCCGGGCGCGATGCGCAGCTGGCCGCCGAGGCGCTGGGTCAGGTCCCAGACCTGCCAGCCCTCGACCGTCTGCGGGCGGTTCAGTCTTGCGGGGCAGTCCGGGCAGGGCCCTGCGCAGGCCGCGCAATAGCCGTCGCCCCCGCCGAAGGACCAGTCGGCGAGGGCGCGGAGGCGTTTTTTTCCTGATCCAGCATCAGGCCGCGGGCGACGTACTGCGCCTGGAAGGCCTCGAAGACCGGCCAGATTTCGAGGAGGGCGTCGATCCCGGCCGGGCTGACGGGGACGAGGTTGCCCGCCTCGTCGCCGACACCTTCCCATTCCAGCACCGCCCGGCGGGCGACCGCCTTGGCCATGGCCAGCGCCATGTCCTCCTGGCTGGAGGTTTCCGTCAGGCCGTCGATCATGGGATCGGCCCGGGCGGAGACCATCAGCGCGGTGGTCAGAGGGGCCACCAGCACGCGAAGGCCGGGGAGCAGGTCCAGCCATTCGGGCCGGTTCGAGAGGTTCAGGCGGATCATGGTCAGTATCCCGTGACGGTGTTGACAAGGACAGCGGTGCACATGCGGGCGGGGCTGGTGGCCTTGGCCGCCTGCCAATCGAAGCTGGCCTGGATGCCCTGCGGCCCGGGAATCTCGATCCGCGGGACGGGGAGGTAGACGGCGTGGGCGGTGAAGGTGAAGCTGGCGTTCGCGCCGAGGTTGTAGGCAAATTCCAACTCGCAGGGCGTGCCATCGATGGCTTGCGTTACCAGCGCAGAGTCCGCGAACCTCACCTCGATCCGCCCCGTCAGCGCCGCCATGCCGGGATCGGCGCCCTCGATCTTGCCGTCGTTGCGGATGGTCTCGATCCGGTCGAGACCGTTGGCATAGGTGATCTCGGCCGAGACGACATTGCCCAAGGCCGTGCCGTTGCGCTTCACCACCCCGTTGAAATGGCCGAAGCGCTGCAGGCCCAGCGCGGTGGGCGTCCCCGCGGCGGTGGTGGCCGCAATCGCCTCGCCCTGTGCGATCAGGCGGGCGGTGGCTGTCAGCAGGCCCGACCGGTTCATCTGCCAGGACAGCTGGTCCATCACGCAGCCCGCATACATCGCGAAGCGCGGCACCTCGGGCATGGCCACTTCGATGGCCATGCTTGGCAAGGTCCAGTTCCCCGATTGAAAGGTGTGGGTCTTGGGCGTGGTCCCCGTCGTGGTCGGAGCGCCGAAGGCCGCCTTCAGCCAAAAACCAAAGGCCTCCACATCGATCGGCACCACCACCTCGCCATCGGCGGTGACCGCGTCCTTGATCGGGGCCAGTGGATCGCGGCCGTAGCCGAGCAGTTCAGAATTCAGCAGGGGCTGTTCCGCGCCAAGCGTGGTCCGGGCGAAGGGCATCAGCCGATAGCCGCTGGCGGGCGGGGTGCCGTAGACGGTTTCGAACGCAAGCGCCATCTGCGCCCGCGCGCCGTGTGCGCGTGCCATGGGGGTCTCCTATGTGGGGGATGTCAGGCCAGAGGGCCGGTGGTGGTGTAGTGCAGGACGACGGTGATCACCGCCGCCTTCAGCGCCGCCGCGCCCTCGACAGGCAGATCGACCGAGGCAGGGGCCTCGGGTTCCACCCAGTCACAGAGGCCGCCAAGGGTGGGGTCGGCTTCAATCGCCGCGCCGATGGCGGCGACCAAGTCGTCGAAGGCGATGGCCCGGCCGGTGCCCGCCTGGAGAAAGACCTCCAGCTCGGCCCGGTGCTGGTAGTGGTAGCGCAGGGGCGACAGGGTCACTTCCGGCTCGCCCGGCTGGCCATCGCGCAGGATGATCAGCCCGACCGCGGGGATCCGCTCGGGCAGCACCTCGTCACGCAGGGTGAGGGCGGCAAGTGGCTGCAGCCGCGCGAGCAGTGCGGCGAGGACGGTTTCGCGGGCGGTGGGCATTTTTCTTTAGCTGGCAGACAGTGACGTGTTTGGAGGCCAGACCTGTGCAGGTCTTTCTTTATGAAGGCATCAGCGGCTATGCTTTGCCCTTAGGTTGATCAGCGGAGCACAGGCATGGGCGCAGCCAGGACAATTCGCCAAGGCAATCTCGGCAAGCGGGCGCTGAGGCTGGCGGAGAAAGACGGCAAATTCTATGGGCTTGCCGATGGCAAAGTCTGCGTGGAAGGCACCGATGCGGATCGCGTCTGGCAGCAACTGCACGACGAAGCTGGCAAATCTGATCCGAAGTATTTCGGCTACTCGGGCGCTCGAAGCCGCTTCCTGAAGTTTTTTCCGAACGGTTTTCATTCAGAGGGCTATGCCGCGCAGGAGCGGGACTACAAGCTGGCCGCAAAGAACAAGCTGGATGCGACTGCGCCCCTGGAAATGGCGATAACCGGATCAGGATACGGCGAAGCGATCTTGTCGGTTTTTCGTGCGACAAATATGCTTTCACCTTTTGAAAAGACGCGGTTGCAGGACGTATTTCGAGGCCCAAGTTCCGATGCCGTCATTCGGGCGGCCGCTGAATTTACCGAGAATGCGGACAAGAATAGCCTTGGCCGACTCGAAGCGGCCCTCAAGCCCCATGATTGCGCCAAGTGGACGGTTGTGACCTATCTGCCGTACCTCTGGCGCCCCGATAGACATATGTTTCTCAAGCCCGAGGTCACAAAGGACTTTGCTGCACGAGTGGGCCATCCCTTCGCGTCCAACTACGAGGCGCGCCTGAACATTGATGTCTATGCCAGCCTGCTGGACCTTGTGGAGCGAACCAGTCGCGAACTATCTGATCTGCAGCCGCGAGACCGTATCGATATCCAGAGTTTCATTTGGGTGGTTGGAGACTATCAGGAAGATCGCGACGGCACCTACACCTGATGCCACCCTGTCACGATCCGCCCCGGCACGGCGTCGATAGCCCGCTCGGCATCGCGCGCCAGATCCAGTCGTTTGCGTAGCTTGACCTGCGGCACCAGGAGGAAGATCGGCACAGTGGTCAGACCGCGGCCGGTTTTCGCGCGGGACGCCACAGCACGGCCCTTGCTGTTCAGGCGCCCCTCGGCCACCAGCAGGCTCGGCCCCCGGCGCCGGTAGATGAAGCGCAGGCGCAGGCCGGTGCGGAGCTCCCATTCGCCGGGGGTGATACGGCCGCCACGGGTGGATTTTCCCGCCGCCGGGGTGGGGATGGCCAGCCAGAACCCACCCTTGGACCGGATGAGCGGCCCAGCGTCATGCGCGCCGACGATCACCGGGGCATTCGACCAGACCAGCGCTGCGGCGTTCAGGCTTTTGCCACCCTTCGGATAGGTGGCCAGCCGGATCGAGTTGCCAAGCCGGGTGCCAAGGCCCGCGCCGGTGATCTGGCCGCGCCAGGCGGATTTCAGGCCCGCGCCCGCCTCGCGCATGGCGGTGGTGACGGCCTTCTCGCCCGCAGCGATTTCCGCCTGCATCATCGCGAAGATGTCAGGATCGATGGTGAGCTTCAGTTTCATCGTGTCACGCCGGGCGCAGGTCGAGAGTCCAGATCAGCCGTTCGCGGTCGCGCAGCGGTTCCCCCTGGATCACATGGCTCTCGGCACCGATGACGATCACATCGCCCGGGCGCGGGTCGGGCAGGTCGGCGACGCGCACATCCACCACCGTCGTGTCGCTGACGAACCGCCCCGCGCCGAAGTCGGTGACGCGGTCGGGCGCGCGGCGGATGATGCGGATCGGGCGTTCCTCGGATGTGGTGGCCGAGATCCAGAGGGCCGGGGCCGCCATGGAGGCATGGGTGAAGATACGGTCCATGGCGGCGACGAAGACGGACATCGGTGGGTCCGTCAGTTCGACGTGTGCAGCCGGATCGCCAGCCGGGGCCGCTTGTTCACCGGCAGGATCGAGGCCTCGGTCATCACGTCGATCCAGCGGCCCTTCTCGTCGAGATGCTGCCGGGCATAGAGCGGCAGGCCGATGGTGTTGGCGGTTTCCAGCAGGTTGGCCGGGCCGCCATAGGTGGTGAAAGTGTCCATGGTGCCGAGCGGGAAGGCGATCCCCTCGTTCGCCGGGACCAGCCGTTCGGTGGCCTTGGTCGAGAGGGTGACGGTGCCGGAATACTCCTCGAACAGGATCCCGCCGAAGGGGAAGTTGCGACGGACATCCTCGCGCAGCGGCTGGGCGCCGGTCGAGGCGTAGAACTTGTAGGCCTCTTCCGTCTTCGGGTGCGCGATCAGCTTGTCGAAGAACTCGCGGCTGACGAGGGCATGGACCGAAGTCATCGCCTCGCCCAAGAGGTTGTCCTCGATGGCGCGCAGCACCTCGCGGACCTTGCCCTGCACGTTGGTGCCAGCCGTGCCCAGCACGAAGTCCACCGAGATCTGCGCCAGGCCGAATTCGGTGAAGTAGTTGTAGAGGGTGGTCCCGGCCCCGTCCTTCACGATGCCGCGCAGTGCGTTCATCTCCATGTATTCGCGGGTCTGGGCATGCTTGCGCCGCATGAGGAGCAGCTTGCGGTTCATCACCTCGACGAGAGGATCGGCCGCATCGAAAGCGCCGCCCAGCGCTGGCTGCCCCTGGATGTCGGCAGGCAGGACCACATCGTCATGCGGGATCCACGGCAGGGCGAAGGACCGCATGGAGCGTCCCTCGCGGGTGCCGACCGTGGCCGGGCCGCCGAGAGGGACGGAGGGCAGAAGGCTCAAGACGCCCTCGTACTGCTCGATGATCACCGAGCGCTGGCTGACACCTTCGAAGCGGAAGAGGCCGATCTGGGCGAGGCGGGTGTAGAGGTTGGGCAGGATGTTGATGGCCTGCGTCATCTCGGCCAGCGAATAGCCGCCAGCGTCGAAGGGATTGCGGACGAGGGTCATGGTGGGGCTCCGGGGGATGAAGGGTTTGGCGCGGCCGGGTGAGCGGCGTCAGACGCCGTCGCGGGCGACGATGCCGACCGCTGCCAGCTGGCCGATCTTGGTGGTGATCTTTGCGGCATCATCGACGGTGGCGTCGTAGGCCAGCGCTGCGCGCGAGACGATGGCCGGGCCGCGGGCGACGACGATGCCCACGGCATCGGCCAATGTCGCATCGACGGCATAGAGGAGGACGGCCGTGCCAGTCTGCGCGCCATCGGTGCCGCCGCTGGTCGCGAGCTTGTATTTGCCGCTGGCGGTGATGCGGCCGAGGACGGCGCCCACGGGATAGGGCATGCCCGCGAGCAGCGTCACCACCTCGCGGGTGTAGTTCGGGTTGACCTCATATTTGAGGACATCGCCCTTGCTGGGCGGTTCCGTCAGGACGGGCATGGTTCAGTCTCCACGATGTTGGGGGAAGGGGTGCGCCGCGCAACAACGCAGCGCGGAGTGGTCCGTGCCGGTATCAGCGCGAGGCGGCAGCCGATTTCTTGGCGGCAGCCACGATGGGGCTTTCCTTCGCCCCTGCCGCCGGGGCGGTTGCAATGATGCCCGCCGCGTCGCTACGCGCTGCGAGATCGGCCAGGACCTTGGCGCGCAACGCCTCGGGCTTCACGCCCTTGGCGACGGCATCGGCGGCGTCGATCTGGATGCCCAGACGCGCGGCCTGCGCGCAGACCTGCGCGACCTCGGCCGCCTCGGCCCGGATTGCTTCGGGCGACATCTCGGCCGCCGCCGTCTGCGGCGGTGCGATTGCCGCGGGCGGGGGCGGCTCCGACGGGGTGCTGGCGGCAGGCGCGGCCGGAAGCTGCGCATGGTCTTCGGGGGCAGTGGTCATCATCGAGCCCTTTCCTCTGGGGGTGGTTGTGCCGCGGGGTGCGGCGGCGAAAGCGCGGAAGGCGGTGACGGGATCGGCCACCTCATCGGCGAGACCGGCAAAGACCGCCGCCTCGCCGCGGAAGACGGCCGCCTCGGTGCCCAGCGCCTGGCTTGTGTCGAGGCGGCGCCCGCGACCTTCGGCGACGGTTTCGGCGAAGAGTTGGCGCAGATCTTCCAACTCGCCCGCGATCCGGGTGCGGATGGCCTCGGGCAGGGGCTGATAGGGGTTCGCATCGACCTTGCGGGCGCCTGCGTGGATCAGCGTCACTGCGATGCCCTTCTGGTCCAGCGCCCCGCTCATGTCGCTGTGCATGGCTACCACACCGATGCTGCCGACGGAGCCGGTGCGGGGCAGGATGATCCGGTCGGCTTGGGAAGCCAGCGCATAGGCGGCGGACAGGGCGTGGTCAGCGACGAAGGCATGGACCGGCTTTTGCGTCCGGACGGCCCGGATGCGGTCGGCGAGATCAAAGGCCCCCGCGACCTCGCCACCGAAGCTGTCGATGTCGAGGGCGATACCGCGGATGGCGGGATCGGCCAGCGCCGCCTGCAGTTGTGCGGCAATCCCCTCATAGGAGGTGAGCCCGGAGGATTGCCCAATCCACGCCCCGCGGTGCACCAGCGTGCCCGCGATCTCGATGACGGCGATCCCGTCCACGACGGCGAAGGGCTGGCTACCGTTGCGCGCCTGGCGGTTGGTCAGGTCATCACCGAACAACGACGCCCGGGCGGGCAGGCTGGCGGTATCCAGCGCTTCCGCCGCGATTTCCGCCCCCTCGACGCTGATTTCCCGCCCCGCGATCCGGGGGCCAAGCCCCGTCAGGAAGGCCAGCGCCTTGGCGGGATCGACCATCAGGGGCGTGTTGAAGACGCGCTGGGCGATCTGGGTGTGGTGCATCATGCGTCCTCCGCGGGCCGAGGGTCCCGGTCCTCGTCATCCTCTTCCTGATTGCCGTCCTCCTGCTGATCCTGCCGTTGGCCCCGAGCATCACCCGGCCCGGCACCGCCATCGGCAGCCTGCGCCGGGGACCCCGGCCGCCGGAAGTCCAGACCCAGCTCGGCCTCGCGTTTCCGTTCCGCCGCGATTTCCCGGTCGACCTGTTCAGCGTCGTAGCCGCGCTCGGCGATGGCCTGCGTGCGGGATTTCAGGCCCGCCTCGATCTGGAGGATCTCCGCCGAGGCATCCTTGGCCGGGTCGATCCAGTCCCACTTTGTCGGAAGCCAGTCGCAGGCGAGGTAAGCGCGCCGGTCGGTGGCAAACCCCGGCAGGTCGATGGCGCCTGCCAGCACCGCCATGTCCATCCAGCGCATCCAGACCGCCCGGCACAACTGATAGACCATCACCGAATGCTGGAAGGCCGAGATACGGCGGCGGAAATCCACGAGCGCGATGCGCGTGTTGGAGAAGTTCCCCTTCGCGGTATCGCCCGTCAGATAGCCATAGGGCACGCCCAGCGCCGCGCCGATCTGCAGGAGGGTGCGGTACTGGAACGGCTCATAGGTGCTGCCCGAGTCCGGGGTGGATGGCGTGGTCACGTCCTCGCCGGGGTCCAGCCGCACCACCTGGCCCGGTTCGACCTCAAGATCGTCCTCGGCCGGATCGAGAGCTGTTTCCGGGGCGGGGGAGGTTATGAACATCGCGAACATTGCCGCGGTCTTCTTCCGCTCCAGTTCGGCATCGTCGTAGAGGTCGAGGGTGAAGAGCTTCACGATGGCCGCCGCAAAGCGCGAGACGCCGCGCAGCTGGCCCGCCTCGACCGGGTCGAGGATGTGGATGACCTCGGATGCGGGCACGCGCACCGTTTCCCCGGCCAGCCCCGGATCGGTACTGTCGCCGGGATGGCGGCGCAGGAAGTGATAGGCAACGCGGCGGCCGATGCCGTCGAACTCGATGCCCTGTCGGATCGATCCCGCGCCGGGCAGGATCCGGGTCATGTCCTGGGGCAGCATTTCCGAGGGCAGCATCTGCAGCTGCATCGGCACGGTCAGGCCATCCTCCGGTCGCCGGGCGCGGATGCGCAGGAAGACTTCGCCTGCCAGGAACACCTCCCGCGCCGCCCGGCGCTGGAGCCCGAAGAAGTCGGTCAGTCCCTCTGCATCGGCCTCATCGGTCCAGGCGAGCCACAGCTTCTGCAGCTCCTCCTTCTTTGCGGCATCGGCGATCTTCGAGGACGGCTTGATGCCGTCACCGACCACATGGTTCGCAAAGGCATCGACGGCGTTCGCGGCATAGCCGTTGTTGCGCACGAGCCAGCGCGCCCGCGCGGTGATGGTCTCGCCCGAGGCTGCGATCAGCGTGTTCACATGGGCGCGGGTGGCCCGGAATCCGCGCATGCGGCGATGGGACTGCGCCGCGTCAAACCCGCCGATGATCGAGCCGAGCCGTGCGCGGAAGGCGTCGAACACCATGGTCAAAGGCCCTTCGTCGCGACGGTGCCCCAGCGACGGCGGCGTGTAGTGGTGCCGCTGGCCGAGGCAATGCGCCCTTCCAGATCCCTGATCGCCGCGGCCAGTTCGGCGTCCGAGCCATAGGTCACGGTCTTGCCGTCATAGCTGACGCTGCGCAGCCCGGCGAAGCGGGCTTCCTGCAGCGCCGTGAGCAGGGCCTGCATGCGTTCCAGGTCCATCAGTCCCTCATGAAGTTCGGGGTGTACGCCCGCCGTTTCCGGCGCGGCGTGGTGAGCGTTCCGGCCTTGGGCTGGGCCGGATCTGGTGGTGCGGCGTCAGTCGGGATAGCTGCTGGCAGGCGGGTTTCCACGCCCGCCTGTGCCTCGAGCCGCCGCCATCTGGCATCGTCCCAGCGGTCGGCACCGAGGATCCATGCGGCGGCACGGGCATAGACCCGGCAGTCCAGCGCCTCGTTCCGCTCGCGCATCTTCTGCCATTCCTGATGGGCATAGCCGCGCTTGTTGCGGATCGTGACCAGCTGTTCGGCCACCAGCTGCTTCAGCCATTCGGTGTCCGCCCAGCCGGGAAGATGGATCGTGCCGGGGGCGTCCAGCACGCCCAGCGCCCGGTCCTCATCACTTGGCCGCTCGATCCGCAGGAACCGATAGGTCTCCGCTTTGAACGTCGCCGTCGCCACCGACCAAAGCCGCGCCCCGCGGCGCAGACGCTTCCCGCCGATGGTCGCATCGACATAGGTCGGGCCAGAAACTGGCGCCGACCGGTTGAAGCCCTTAAGCCCCTTCAGCGGCGCCACCTGTTCGAAGCCGACCTTGCGCGACCAGGCGTAGACGGCCGCCGCCTCATAACCGGTGTCGATGCCAAGTCTCGCCACGGTCATGAAGGCACCGTTCGCATGCTGCCAGCTCTTCCCCAACAGCGCCGTCAGCTTGTCCCATGCAGCGGGATCGTCGGGCCCGCCCGGAATGACGATGTGATCGACGAGCCAGCTTTCCAAGCCCCGGCCCCAGGCCCAGACATCGACCTCGATCCGGTCCCTCTGGACGTCAGCGCCCGCGGTCAGGAACAGCCCGGCCATCGGCACGGTGCCCGGCTTCCACGCCTCGCGCCGATCCGCCAGCCGCTGCCATTCTGGCGCGTCGCCGCTCTCGACCCATGTCTCGCCGAGCAGCGTGTTGCGCGCCGCACGGAGTGTTGCGTCCGACCCTTGCGCCGCCAGCCATTCCCGCGCGACGTCGGACCAGCTTTTCCAGCCCAAGGGCGAATAGAGCGCGGAGAGGTGGAAACCGATGGCCTTCGGATCCTTGGAAACCGCCGTCGCCCGCCATTCGCCGCGGGCCAGCATCTCGGTCTTGTGGTGCTCGGCGATGGGGCGTTCGCATGCTTCGCAATGGTAGGCGGCCGTTTCCGGCTTTCCCTTCGCCCAGCGCAGGCGGTCGAATTGCAGCCACTGCATCGCGCCGCAATGCGGGCAGGGCACGAAGTAACGCCGCTGGTCGCTAGCCTCGAACTCGCGCTCAATGCGTGACAGCCCCCGGATCGTGGGCGTCGAGACCATGAACACCTTGCGCCGGTGCGAGAAGGTCGTCGTCCGCGCCTCGGCCAGCGTGACCGGATCGCCCTCCTCGTCGGCCGAGGCCGGGTAGGCGTCCACCTCGTCGAGGAAGACATAGCGCGCGGGCATCGACCGCAGGCCGGTGGCGCTGTTCGCGCCGGTCAGCACCAGGATGCCGCCGGGGAATTCCTTCGACAGCATCGAATTGCCCGCATCGCGGGATCGGGCCGGGTTCACCCGTTCGCGCAGGGCGGGGCTATCCGCGATCAGGGGGTCAAGACGACCGCGAGACGTCCGCTTCGCCAGTTCCAAGGATGGCAGCACCGCCAGCATCGGGCCTGGCGCGTGATGGATGACGAAGCCGATCCAGTTGTTGCCCGCTTCCG